GGTTGCCCGTGATAACGTCACTCAAGCAGAAGTGGATCGGATTACGAACCACATTGACCAACGCTTTAACAAACTTGAAGCAAAAATTGACCAACTTATTCAGGCGGGGCGATGATGCCCAGCACAAGTAAGAAGCAACACAATTTCATGGCGGCTGTGGCTAACAACCCAAAGTTTGCTAAGAAAGTAGGAGTCCCACAGTCCGTGGGAAAAGACTTTAACGAGGCCGACAAAGGCCGCAAATTTTCAAAAGGTGGTGATATGGCTTCCAAAATGAATCCCGGGTTTATGGCAATGATGGCTAAGAAAAAAGCCGAAGCTAAACCAGCAGGTAAAAAAGCAATGCCCATGAAGGCAACTGGCGCAACCAAGAAGATGATGGGTGGCGGCATGGCTTACGCTAAAGGCGGCTCTGCTTCTGCTCGTGCTGATGGTGTTGCTACAAGAGGCAAGACCAAAGGCAAGATGCTCAACAAAGGCGGCATGGCCTGCTAATTGGAGACTACTAATGGCTAAAAAACTCAGCGCATTTGAACAAGCCTTTGCCGATGCCCGTAAAGCTGGCGACAAAGAGTTTGAGTTCAAAGGTAAAAAATTTAACACTCGTCTAGCTTCGGATGAGACTGCCTCTGTTGGCGGCAAGCCTAAGTTTGGCGAATACAAACCTCGTGACTCTGACGCTCGCAAGGGCGAAGAAATGACTTCTAAAAACTACAAGCCACGTGATAACTACGTGCGCAGTGGTCAGCAGTCTATGGACACAGAGACTGAGTTTGTGCCGCCCGATATGAGCGCATACAAACCTCGTCGTACCCCCGGCTCTTTGTCTGATGTGACCAAACCCGGTACAGGTACAAACTACGAGAACACTGACACTTCAGATATGTCGTTCAAGCGCGGCGGTTCTGTGGCTTCTGCCTCTCGCCGTGGTGATGGTTGCGCCCAACGTGGCAAGACCAAAGGCCGTTTAATCTAAGGAGCCAACATGCCTAAACTAAAAGACCTCGCACTTCCTGAAATGGTTCCTGCCGCCGCCGCAAAAGCAGGGCGTCGCAAGATGATGGCGATGGAGATGGAAGATGCTATGAACGCAGAAAATATGCGCAACTACAAGCCTCGCCGTCCTGAGATGACTCTGGATGATGTGGTGACTCCTGAGACTCGCATGAAACGCGCCGCAATGATGCAGGATGCAAAAGATCAAATGATGCAACCCAAGATTGATGCCGCTTACGAAGCCTCACGCACTACCCCCTACAAAAAAGGTGGTTCAGTAGGTTCTGCTTCTTCACGCGCTGACGGTATTGCCCAACGTGGCAAAACACGTGGCACTATGGTTATGTGTGGCGGCGGCTACATGAAGGGCAAGTAATGAGAGCCAGTCGCGGCATGGGTGCCATCAATCCTGACAAGATACCCAAGGGCGTGAAAAAACCACGCCGGGATAACACCGACTTCATGGAAGACGGTACGATGCACCCGCGCCGTGACAACACTGACTTTACAGAGTACGCCGCAGGTGGCTCCGTAAACTCTGCGGGTAACTACACCAAGCCATCGCTTCGCAAGAAGATTGTGTCGCAGGTGAAAGCCGCCGCGACACATGGCACCAAAGCAGGTCAGTGGTCTGCTCGTAAAGCTCAGTTGGTTGCCAAGAAGTACAAGGCCGCTGGTGGTGGGTACAAGGACTGACATGAAAGCACCGCAACAATCCCTGAAAGACTGGGGCGACCAGAAGTGGCGCACCAAGTCTGGCAAACCGTCGTCAAAGACGGGGGAGCGGTATTTGCCTGAGAAGGCTATCAAGTCCCTGACCTCTTCGGAGTATGCCGCTACAACCCGCGCCAAACGTGCTGGTAAGGCTCAAGGTAAACAGTTTGTGGCCCAGCCCAAAGCAATTGCAAAGAAAACAGCGGGGTATCGTTAAATGACGACCACAGGTGTAGCCAACTTTGACATGAACTTCACGGAGATCGCTGAAGAAGCGTACGAACGTGCAGGTCGTGAGATGCGCTCGGGCTATGACTTGCGCACAGCGCGTCGATCTATGAACTTGCTCACGATTGAGTGGGCAAACCGTGGCATCAACATGTGGACGATTGAGCCGGGCACATTCAACCTTGTGCAAGGTCAGTTCTGTTATCCCATTCCAGTGGACACCATCGACTTGATTGAGCACCAGATTCGCACACAAGCTAACCAGCAGTCGAATCAGGCCGACCTCACCATAACACGTATCAGTGTGTCCACCTACGCCACAATCCCCAACAAGTTGACACAAGCACGGCCTATTCAGGTCATGGTGCAACGTCTGTCGGGGCAAGAGTCAATTACCTCTACGTTGGCAACTTCAATCACCGCAACGGACACGACCATCACGTTGGCTAACGCCACGGGTCTTCCTGCGTTTGGATTCATCAAGATTGACAACGAGTACATCAACTACTCGTACATCACAGGCAACACCCTGTACAACTGCTTCCGTGCACAGAACAACTCTACTGCCGCCGCGCATACTGCCGCCGCTAACGTGTATTGGGCTGATCTACCTGCGGTGACTGTGTGGCCTGTTCCTGATCAAGGTACTGTGTCAACACCGTACTATCAGTTCTCGTATTTCCGCATGCGCCGAGTTCAGAACGCTGGCTCGGGTGTGCAGACTCCTGACTTGAATTTCCGCTTCCTCAATTGTTTGGTGGCGGGGCTTGCGTACTACGTGGCGATGAAGTTGCCTGAGTCCGCAGGTCGCTTAGAGATGCTCCAAGCCGTGTATGAGCAACAGTTTGCTCTTGCCGCTGGTGAAGACCGTGAGAAGGCACCGGATCGTTTTGTGCCTCGCCAATACTTCATTGGTGGCTGATCATGGGAAATAGGTTTGCATCAGGTAAGAAAGCGATTGCCGAGTGTGATCGCTGTGGCTTTCGTTTTAAGCTCAAAGACCTGACCAAGCTGATCATCAAGACCAAGCAGGTCACGATCAAGGTGTGTCCCGAGTGTTGGGAACCTGATCAACCGCAGTTGCAGTTGGGTATGTACCCAGTGGACGATCCGCAAGCGTTGCGCGAACCACGTCCCGATTTGAGTTACACGCAGTCGGGCTACACCGGACTGCAATTGCTTCCTGACTCCACCACTGACCAAGATGGTGATGGAGTACCGGGCGAAGGTAGCCGTGTGTTTCAGTGGGGTTGGAACCCTGTTGGTGGTTCGCGGTTAAATGATGATGGTCTGACACCAAACTACTTGGTATCAGTGTCACAAGTTGGTACAGTAACGATTGTCACGACATAAGGAGCTAGACATGGACAAGAAAGAAGTCAAGAAAATCGCTGACACCGAAGTGAAGGCGCACGAAAAGCGCATGCACAAAGGTGCGGCTAAGTTCGCCAAGGGCGGCGTTACCTCTTCCAATATGAAGAAGTACGGTCGCAACCTTGCACGAGCTATGAACCAGAAATCTACCTCGCGTGGAGGCTAATCATGGCTAAGTTCAGCAAAAAGTTAATGGGTAAAGAAGTTGGCGATGCCAAAGTCTATGCTACCCCACACACGATGGATGGCAAAGAGGTGAAAGCCTCTACCAATCCCGGTAAAGGCCCGAACCACAGCAAGCTCGACACGCTTGACATGGGCGTGGGCGGATACAGCAAATCTGGTGGCGAGAAGCCAACCAAGACCAGCGGTATCAAGATTCGCGGAACAGGCGCGGCTACCAAAGGCGTGATGGCCCGAGGCCCAATGGCGTGAGGTTAATATGACGTACACCGAACTCGTTACGTTTGTGTCCGACATCTGTGAGAACACGTTTCCCACAGTTGACATGGACATGTTCATCAAGCAAGCAGAACAGAAAATTTACAACACTGTTCAGATTGCAAACTTGCGCAAGAACGTGACTGGATTGACGACTGCTAACAACAAGTACTTGTCTGCTCCTAACGACTTCTTGTCGGTGTACTCCATTGCAATCTACCCGTTGACAGGCCCAAACGCCAACGAGTACACCTACTTGCTCAACAAGGATGTGAACTTCATTCGTGAAGCGTATCCCAAGGCCACTGACACGGGGCAACCCGCGCACTACGCCATCTTTGGCCCCAACTCTGCACTGCCTAAT